GTTTCGGGCTAAGCAATGAGGCTATTGACAGGATTGCCTCAGAGAGAGAAAAGACTGTCACAGAAGAGTCTCAAGTTGAAACCGTCCTCACGGATGCGGAGACCATGAGACTGATTGCCGAGGAGTTGATGAAGCATCGCGACCAGGAAATCACTAAGAGGACCGAGGCTCAGAATGCTTTTGAGGACTACAAGGCAAAGCACCCGGAAAAATCCGACCCGGACCCCGACCCCGATCCGAATCCTGACCCCAACAAGCAGACGCCTCTCACGGCAGAGGCTATCGCTAAGTTGGTCAAGGATGCCGCGACAGAGGCTGTAAAAGCCGTGAAGGATGATTTCGATGCTTACAAGGCCCAAATTTCAGGTAGGGAGGCGGTTGCTGCGGCAAAGGCTAAGTTCTATGAGAACAAGTGGACAACCAAGTTCAAGGACGAGGCTGATGACGCATGGACCCGCGCTCACGAACTGCATGAGGCCGGTGGCGGCAAGATGTCCCAGGAGGAGCTTACCAGTAAGGCTACGGAGTATTTTAACCTTTACGTCCAGCGCAAGGGTACCGATGCGACGAAGCCGTTCGAGGAGGGCGGAGGCGCCGATGGCAACTTCGACTTCTCGGCTCAGAAGAAGCACCTCCAGGAGACCGGAAAGCTGCCCGAAGACAACAAGTAGTTTAACCTAGAAACAGTTACCCATGAAAAAGTACGGAAACTCTTTCAATCAGGGAACGAAGGAATACCCCGCTGGCAAGGTTCCGATTTGGCTGCATGTGGACGAGTTCTACACTGCCGGCTGCACTCTGAACGGCCAGGAGGTTGGCTCCGTCATTCCTGTCGGTACCCCCGTGTACGTGCCCAAGGTGGGTGGTGAGGCTATCGTCCTCGAGACCTTCGAGGTTGTTGGCGCCGTTACCAGCGGATCGACCCAGGTGGTCCTGAAGTCCGTCGGTGGAGCCGTGCTCCCTCACAAGGACCTCATCGTCGGTAAGCCCAACGGCAACAATGTGATCGCCAAGGCCCTGAAGCTTCCCGCCGGCGCCCCCTACGAGGGCTCTGGTTCCGGCTCTGGTTCCGGTTCCGGTTCTGGCGACCATGAAGGCGAGTATGTGTTCCCCATCGAGGCGAACTCCCTTGGCGCCCTCAGTGACGGCGACATCCTCGTGATGGCCGTCGAAGCTGGTTCCAGCAAGGCTGCCGCCCTTCCCACCGGCCTCCTCTATGAGGATGTCGAAATCGGCAACGTAGGTGCCACCGGTACCGTCGTAACCAAGGGTCAGGTCCTCGCCGACCGCATTGCCGCTATCCCGGCCATGTACAAGCCCTATCTCACCAACATCACTTTCGTAAACGAGTAGAACTATGAATCAGTATCTTGGACTCGACACTCTGATGGCCTCCAACGGCATCACTAGTGCAGATGCCTTTATGGCATATTACAAGCAGGTTCTCTCGCTCCGCGAAAGTCAGAACCTGAACGTCATCGGCTTCGAACAGTGGGGCATTCCTCAGATTGACTTCACTTACAAGATGCTCGAGGCCGAGCAGAAGATCTCCGTGATGGCCACCTACGTGGACCTGAACTCCGATCCGATTCCTCTCGGAACCAAGGGTTTCAACACCCTGGAAGGTTCCATTCCCCGCCAGAAGGCCCGCTGGGAACTCGGCGAGAACGACTACCGCAAGCAGCTGATGGTCCTGAAAGACCTGCAGATTGCAGCTTCCTTCCGCAACGAAAGCCCCACCGCAAGTGTCCAGAACTATCTGGCAGAGCTGCTCTTCGGCGGCCTGTCCGAGATTCAGGACGCCCACATCGGCTCCATGTCCTACCAGGTAGGCCAGATGAAGTCCGAAGGTAAGGTCACCCTGACCGACGCCAACAACCCTCGCGGTATCCAGAACATCACCTTCTCTGCGCAGATTCCTGCCGGCCAGATTGTGACGCTCCAGGGCGACGCCCGCTGGTTCACCGATGACGCAAAGACTGTCGAAGGTTCCGCCTCCGATCCCGTCGGCGACATCAAGACACGCGTGCGCAACCTGCGTGACAAGCTGAACGGCGGCGCCGTTACCGTAGAGGTGAACGAAACCTCCTTCTTCGAGGACATGCAGCACTCCAAGTGGCAGGTAGCCCTCGGTTACGCCATCTCCCCCGACCTCATCAAGTATGCAGGCGTCGGCTCTGACGGCAAGGCCGCTGCCGCCGCTGTGGCTCAGGCCTCCGGTGACGATGTCATCAAGGCCGCCTTCAAGCGTGCCATCAACGCCGATGAGGTGATCTTCAACAAGACCGTCTGCGGTGTTGAGAAGTGGGACAAGGCCCAGAAGAAGCTGACCATCAGCACCCTTCCCGCCTTCAGCAAGAACACCTATCTTGTGCGTCCTTCCGGCCAGGTCGGAATGCGTCTCAACGTGGTGCCTCTGCGTCCCGATCCCAGCGCTATCAGCGCCCTCATCTTCGAAGGTCACGGCCTCGTAGAGTACCGTTACGACCCTCGTACCAAGTATCAGGACTGGGTGTCCGAACTGACCGTGCTGGCCGTTCCTACCCGTCCTAGTGACATGAACATCCTTCACACGAAGTAGTTATGACTGTCGAAGAGTATCTGCGTAGTTTGGTCCCCGGCCTCGACCTGCAAACCAGCGTCGTGGCCAGGGCCGCCCGCAGTCCGATTGAGGTCGGGCTGGAGAGGCTTAACCTCGATGACGACGTCGACTATGAATACGTTCCCACATCCGGGAGCGGAAGCGGTAGCGGCGGTGGAGAACCGGAAAAGCGCGACCGTGCCGGCGATGTCGATTTCCAGATGAGGCTTGACTACGCCTCTTCGACAATCTACTATTCGGTGCTGGGAGTTTTTGCTGGCGGTGGACACTCCGAGCAAGTCGGTGACGTCCGCTCTTCTAGAGGAGGGTACACCATCACCATGGCTGACCGTGCGCGGTTCAAGGCCATGGGTGATGCCCTCCGACAGAAGTGGGGATGGGAAACCGAGGCCGATGAGGTGTCTACCGAGATTGTAGACATGAGCTCTTTGAGAAGTAGACGATAATGCTGGAGTTCATTACATTCCGTGACCATTGTGTTATCACCAGGGATAACGGCGGAAGGGACGAATGGGATAATCCGGTCAATCCGGAGACTATCTATGACGGCCCGTGCCTCTATGAGGAGGGCGGAACCAGTTATACGAGAATCTTCACGACCAGGAATCCTACAGTTTATCTTCCCGGCGTTGACGTTATCGTGAACATTAACGATGCTGTGAAGGTAACGACCGAGTTCGGCCGCGAGGTTTCATCTATCGCAAAGATAGTGCGCGATATCAACATGCCCTGGAGGGAGAACGTACAGGTCACGAGAATTGAACTTAAGCAAGCACAGGGAGACTAAGGCATGGCAAGGGCGAGTGACGTTCATTGGAAAGGAAAGGTCGTGAAGGGTTTTACGACCGCTCTCGCCGATGCGTCTGAGCACCTTACCGGGTGGGCTCGCGGCTGGATGTCCGAATCTGTTAAGGACGCAATCCTTGAGATGGACTCAAAGTGGCCGCACTCAACGACAATCGCCCCGAGTATCCGCCGCTCTAAAGCAAGAAACAGCAGCGCATGGATACTTATCGGTGCCCAGATGTTTGGTGGCGATAGGGAGCATCCTTGGTATACCGGCCAACTCCATGATAGCGTTGTCGGTGTTGTTTCTGACAGTCGTCACGTTGTGTCTGCATGTTATATGCCAACTCGGGCAACCCGGCCCCAGAAGGACGATGATGGAAACGTTGTAAATGGCGCGGCCATCGCGATGTCGTCTATTGGCTCCCTGTCTAGGGTTGTACGGTTCCTTCCAGGCGTTTCTGCCTCGATTTTCGTAACCGTCCCATACGCAGAGAAGGTAAACAACATGCCTAGGCACCAAGACTTCGAGTGGGAGCTCAGCGCAGATTTCGCCGCCTTTGTGGAGGATTTCTTCTACAATAGGGCGGAAGGGTTCAGGACAAGAATATATAGGACCAAGTAAAAGATGTTTAACCCGTCATCCATACAGCCGGACGTCGAACTGCGGGAGTTCCTGCAGGGAAAGATCACTGTTGGCGAGGACAAGAAGCCGGTCACCGTTTACGGCGACTGGGAGCGTCCGACCAACGACGTGCCTGATGATTTTGTCGTCATCATGCAGAACGGTAATCCGGCAAGCCTTGGGTTGAATGTCGATTTCGCCAACGGGTTCCTTGCGGTAAGTCTTTACAGCCGCCTGAATAACGACGGCTCCGTGAAGAAGAACCGCATAAAGAAGATTCTGGAGAAGTTCGATACTCTCGTAGAGGGCCTCTCCACAAAAAACTACCACTATAGGTACGACCCCCAGCAGTTTATAACTCCCACCACACCGAATATTACTTCGGGATATTCTATCACTAGCCTCAATTTGAGGTGGACTACAACAACCAAATTCAACAAACCTGAAAAACCATAAAAAACTATGGCACAGATTATCGGTAAAATCGATGCCGCAACTGTTCCTTTCGTAGGACAGGGCGACCTCATCATCTTCAACGCCATCAACGACTATTCTGCCGCCAAGCTCTCCGACTTCGCTAATCCGCAGTCCCTGGGCCAGATCGTGCAGGATTCCACCTCCTGGGAGGGTGAAGATGTTTCCACGGACCAGATCCTGGACGAGCAGGGTAACCTCATCACCGCCAAGGTGACCGCCGGTACCCTCTCCTTCTCCTTCGATATCGCCAGCGTTTCCCCGGCAATGATGAAGAAATTCATGGCTGCCGCTGACATCGCTGCTGGCAACATCGGCTCCCCTGCATGGCTTTCCGCTCTGGGCTCCGGCTCTGGCGACGCCATCTCCGCCGTTGGCTTCGGTGTAGATCTGCCCGTGTTCACCGTTCCTATTCTGGTTGCAGACCAGGAGAAGAAGATGGCTTGGGTTTATCCTAAGGCCAAGATCACCTCTAACCTTGCCTACAGCGACGGCATGTACCGTATCCACGCTGTTGTCCTGGCCGAGCAGGTGGACACCCAGTATCTGAAGACCGGCATCCTCCTGAAGGGCGCCCTCAAGTACGAAGGCTAGTCGTCTGACGAAAACCTAACCGAACGGGGCGGGCAATAGCGCCCGCCCTTTTTCTTTACCGCTATGAAATACGTAACCCTTGCAGATTTGGCTAAGACCATACGGACGAATATCCGTAAGGTTCCGCATGACATAGACTTCGTCATCGGCGTGCCCCGGTCTGGCGTCCTGGCCGGAAGCATGATTGCTGAGTTCCTGAACGTGCCGCTGATCGACGTAGACAGCTTCTGTTCCGGCGCCGTTCCTACTGGCGGCAGGAGGGTTGCATACCATACCAATAGCGGACGGGAAATCCCTAAGGCCCTCGTCGTGGATGATACCATCTTCAACGGCGGGAGCATGAAGGCGACAAGGGCGAAGCTCGAGCCTTTCCGGGGTGACGTAGACTTCGTGTTCATGGCCGTCTATCTGGAGGGCCCCTGCACGGATGTAGACATCTGGCTCGAAGATCTTCGCGGCTGCATCGGCTCCGACTGTCCGTTTGTTCTGTACGAGTGGAATATCTTCCACCATACGCCCAGGATTATGTCAAGGTGCCTGTACGATATCGACGGTGTCCTGTGTGCCGAGCCGCCGGACGAGCGCACCGGGAAAGAGTATGTCGACTACATCAAGAACGCGGCACCTCTTTTCATCCCGTCCGTCCATATCGGCGGGCTCGTGTCGTATCGGCTCCAGAAGTACGAGGATATCACCAAGGCCTGGCTCATGGAGAACGGCGTGAAGTACAGGTCCCTGACCATGTTCCCGGCTGATTCCTGGGATGAAAGGGCGAAGAGCGGGATTTCGGCCGCCGATTTCAAGGCAGGCATCTACGGAGACAGTAACGCGATGCTTTTCGTAGAATCCAGTGAGTGGCAGGCCAGAAGCATCCATATGATGACCGAAAAGCCGGTCTACTGCGTGGATTCAAACAAGATGTTCTCATGACAAAGCACGTAGCCATAGTCCATTACAATACGCCGGAACTGACCATGGCCGCCGTCAAGAGCATTTGGAAGAATGTTCCTGATGCGAAGGTTACCGTGTTTGACAACTCGGACAAAAGGCCGTTCCCTCCTATGGGCGGCGTACTTGTTGTCGATAACACAAGTGGCCAGGTCGTAGACTTTGACAAGATGCTTGATAAGTACCCGAACAAGATTCCTACGGCCTGCAACTGGGGCAGCGAGAAGCATATCGCTAGCGTGGAATACATAATGGATATGTTCCCGGCCGGATTTGTCCTGGCTGATAGCGACATCCTCGTGAAGGCGGATTTCTCTTCATTCTACGACGAAAGCGTTGCCTGGGTCGGAGGTATCGAGCATCATCCAAGGTTCTGGTTCCAGGCCGTCCGGTGTTATCCGT